AGCAGCGTCAAATGTTTGGATTAGTGGTTATGGAACTTCAGCTCAAAACGATTGGGGAGCAGGTCATGCAATATTTGCCGCGGTAGATAATGGCTTACTTATAAGTAAAGCAAATGCAGCTAATAACACAAACAGGATATTTAATTTTTATAATGATGCTAATGGTTATGCTCAGTTTTACATGCATGCGGGATCATCTTCTGCTGCAGTAAAAATTCAAGCAAGTGGTACCTCATATTTTAATGGTGGAAACGTAGGAATTGGAACGACTAGCCCTGAAACTCAATTGTCAATAGGAGATTATACTGATGCGGCAGAAACAATTACAATAGCAACTTCAGATAACGGTACTGGTAGAATAAATTTTTACGACAATAATAATACAGAAGGAGGTAGTATTAGGGTTGTTGGTGAGACAGGTGGGTCTAAAATGTATTTTGCTAATAGATGGAATACGGATAGTGATAAGGTTGTTTTTGATTTAAAAAATGGTACTGTGGCTGTTAATACACCTGCAACTTTTTTTAGTGTTCAAACAGGTACTTCAACCGTTACTATACCTAATAGTAGGTATTTAAATTTTTATTCAGGTGAAATTTTGTTCGCTAATTTTAGCAGATCTTTTATATGTTCTGTTTCAGATGACACCGCGACTACTCAGCCAAAACAAATTGGTTTGATAATGCATAATAATTCTCAAACAAACAATACTTTTTCACCAGGTATTGTTTTTGGAAGTCAAGCAAATTCATCTAGCTACTCCGACTCTACAGCTATGATTGCTGGAAGAAGAACTAATCAAGTTGGAGATGCTAACTGGTCGGCAGGACAGCTATGGTTCTGGACGGCCACAGAAGGAGCTCCAGTATCTGGTGGCCCAGATAGAGGATTACCTGACGGTTATCCAGCTATGGTAATAAATGAACAACGAAGAGTAATGATTGGTACTAACACGGCTTCAACAGCTGGTCAACCTAATATTAACCAAGCATTACAAGTTGCTACAGGGCATTCAAATGATGGTATAGTTATTCATGGTAATGGTAGTAACGATGGTATGACTGGTCAAGGGTTTAGAAAAATAGGTTTTAGATACGATGAATCAGATGAAAGTTTTGAAAGTGAAATAAGATTTGTAGTTACAAACGCTGGTGCACATGGTGGTCAATTAGAGTTCTGGACTGATAATAGTAGCGGTACCAAAACAAGAGCTATGACTATTACTAAAAGTCAATATGTAGGAATAGGAACAGACACGCCCGTATCCCCATTAGATGTAGTAGGAACAGGAACACAAGCTATTTTTCAAACTACAGCTGGTTATTCTGACATCATATTTAAAAACTCATCAGCTACAAACTTTTTAAACTTTACTGGCTCCACATTTTTAGTGTATCAAGGTGGTGGTAGTGGAAGTAATGTAACGATGGCTGTTGATAGTGGTGGAACAGCTACATTTAAAGCTGATGTTGTGGCTTATGGATCACCATCAGACAAAAGATTAAAAGAAAACATTAAACCTATTGATTCAGCTTTAGATAAAGCTATGAGATTACAAGGTGTAACATTTGATTGGAAAGATAAAGAAGATGTTTTAGACAAAGAAGGTAATCCTATTAAAATAAAGAAATGGAAACATGACATTGGGTTTATAGCTCAAGACGTACAAAAAGTTATACCAGAACTTGTAAGAGAAAATGATAACGGTATGCTTTCTATGAGACATCAAGGTATAGCTCCAATACTACTTGAAGCTATAAAAGAATTAAAAGCTGAAATTGAAGAACTTAAAAAACAAATTAAATAATGGCAGTACCAAGTTCAGGAACCCTAGAAATGATAAAAATTGCTAGAGAAAGAAGATGGGCTAATTACAGTGGTAATGGAACTATCACACCACCTATATCTTTTTATAATTTAATACTAGGTGGTAATACAGGTGGTGCTGTTACTTCAGGTGATACATATTTATCACCAAACCCTAGTTCACCTACAGTGTTACCAGGCGCAGGACCTGGAAATCAACCTTGGAGATTTAGTGATTTTTATGGTTATGAACAAGTTAGTGCTAGAAAAGCATTTAATTATATTTATGATAGTAGTAGTGGACCTAATGGTTCATGTAATATAGGACTTACACAAGGACCGTATTATCACACTGGTTTAAATCTAATGCCAAGCGTTGGTGACGTTGTTTATCAAGGCGCGGCGCCTAGTACAACTAAAGCGGCTGCTGGATATTATACACCTTACACAACAACTGGATTTCCACCGACATCAAGTGGTCAATGGTTTCAAGTTACTGGTATAAATGGTGTGGTTGCAGCGATTGGAAGTTGTTAAAAAATAAAATTAATAAATTAAAATAATAAAAATGGCAATTACTTACAAATGGACTATTAATCAAATGAATGCTCACATTGAGTCCGAAGGAGAGCAAAACGTAATATTTACAGTACACTGGAATTATTCAGGTTCAGAGGAAGTTAGTGGAAAAATTTACTCATCAAGTTCAATAGGTGCTCAAAACTTTACTTATGTAGCTGGAGAACCTTTTGTTCCTTACTCTGACACCGAAGCTTTTGAAAGTATAGTGATCGGATGGCTTGAAGGAGTGTTAGACGTGCCTTCTATGTCAGCTAGTATTGAAGCTAGTATTAAAAAACAAATCACACCAGTAAATGAAGATTTATACTTTACGTGGCAAAATCCACCTATACCACCGGTACCACCGGTAGAAGAATAGTGTAAGTTTGTAAAAAAACAAGTGATAGTATAACTAAACCTATATTGCTAGCGAGGCAATATTAACCAAAAATAAAGTTTAACCCTTAAAACCAAAACACAATGACTTATTTTTATTCGTTGAGCTCAAGCATGGGCCAACCACAAACACCGCAGATTACCGAAGAAACTATTAACTACTGGAAACATTTGTCCAAAAAGAAACATTGGAGAATAGTACAGTTACCTAATGGTTATTTTCAAACCGAACACCGTGACCTTGTAGAAAAAGACAAATGGTACGATGTAACAAGACGTGAAACTATGGAAGCCGCTGAAACTGCTATTGATGGTAGTGTTGATCACTACGGTAAAAAAGTAGATTTCTTAAAAGGACCTAAAGTAGTTAAAACGTTTAAATAATATCAATCAATCAAATCAAATTAAATTAAATTATGTCAAATGCAATTGTAAAAAATCTGAACTTTGGTTTAGATGCTAAAAACAATGTGTTTGCTGGTATTACAAAACTTACACAAGCCGTTAGCTCCACTCTTGGGGCTAGTGGTAAGTGTGTTATGTTAGAAGATAGTACAGGCAAACCTATTATTACTAAAGACGGTGTTACTGTAGCAGAAGCTATTACACTATTAGACCCAGTAGAAAATATGGGTGCCACTTTATTAAAGGAAGCAGCTAGAAAAACTGTTAAAGAAGCGGGTGATGGTACAACAACAGCAACAGTGTTAGCTCACGCTATCTTACAGGAAGCTTATAAAGTTATAGATAAGTTAAATTCAAGAGATTTAAAAAATGGTATAAATAAAGCTACTAAAAATGTTTTAAAATACTTAGAAAACATATCTATCCCTGTAAAAGAAAAAATGATTGATCAAGTAGCTACAATATCTACTAATAATGATTCTAAATTAGGTAAAATAATTGCTGAATCTTTTAGAGCTGTAGGTGATCATGGTGTTGTAATGATGGAATCTAATGATTTGCCAGAAACAACATTTGAAATTATTGACGGAGTACAATATGAACAAGGTTTAAAAAATATTCATTTTGTAACTAACAAAGAAACTAACACAGCTGAATTAAGCAATCCATTAGTTTTGTTAGTAGAGTCAAAAATTGAAAACATTAGAAAAATACAAAACGTACTTGAATACGTTATAAAAAATAATAAATCATTATTAATAATAGGTGATACTGATCAACAAGTTTTATCAGCATTAGCTATGAATAAGATTAAAGGTAATATTAAAGTTAATTTAATTGACGCACCACATTATGGTATATATAAAAAAGAAATATTAGATGATCTTTCTTTATTAACAGGTGCAACTATAATTAACGAAGACTTAGGAGATGATATTGATTTAATTGATGTAGAACAACTAGGCCAATGTAAAAAATCTATAAGTACTGAATCTGAAACTATATTACAAGTTGGAAGTTTATCTGATGAAGTTAAAGATTTAATAAAAGAAGTAGAAGGTAAAATTAAGAAAACAAAAAACCCACAGCTAATTCAAAAATATGAAACAAGATTAGCTAGGTTATCTGGAAAAGTTGCTATTGTAAAAGTAGGCGCTAATTCAGAAGTTGAGTTACAAGAAAAAAAAGATAGAGTAGAAGATGCTATATGTGCTACAAAAGCTGCTATCAAAGAGGGTATAGTACCAGGAGGTGGTATTGCTCTTCTTAATGCTGCACAAAATATAACTAAACCTTCTTTAGCTGAAAATGTTTTATTACAAGCTATTAAACAACCTTTTAAAACTATATTAAATAATGCGGGTATAGAAAAATATGACGTAGAAGATTTACATAGTGAAGGTGAAGGTTTGGATGTTGTTACAGGAAATATGGTAAATATGATTGAGTCAGGGATTATTGATCCTTTACTCGTCACAAAAAGTGCATTAAGAAATGCAGCTTCTGTAGCCACTACTATTTTATCAACCGATTGTGTAATTAATAATCTTAGAATTAATGAAGGCAATAGGGAATAATTTAATAGTAAAACCTTATAAAGCTGGGGTTACAAAAACCAAAGGTGGTTTATTTTTAGCAGAAAAACAAAGAGAAGATATAAGATATGAAGAGGGAGTTGTTTTGTCAGCTGGATCAAACTCTGGTGGTATAAAAGAAAATGATGTCATTTATTTTGATAAAAACAATGCACATCAAATAGAGATAAAAAAAGAAATTTACAAGGTGGTAAATATAAATCATGTTGTAGTTGTATTATGAGATTAGAAGCAAGTGACATTAAAAGATTAAATCTTTTAAAACACTATAGAATAATTAGAAAATGGGCTTGCAAAAACAATAATCTAAATGATGCAGATTTAGAATTACTTATATATTTCGATTGCATGGATCTTTTCACTAGAGAAGATTTTAAAATCGGTACGTATTCTTATAGTTGGGACAATAGACGCTGGAACAGATTACTTAAAGAAGGTTGGATAACGGTTTGGAGAAAACACAACCGCACAACTCAAAAGTATAACATTTATAAAGTTTCCTTCAAGTGTAAACAACTAATAAGCCGTATGTACCGTATTATGCTAGGCACAGAAGATATACCTACTTCTACCGCTAGAAATAAAATAATGAAAGGTAATAGTTATATAGATAAAGTAATGATTACTTCTATATACAATGTTAACAAAGATAAAAACCGATAATCATGGGAAAAAAAGAAAAAAAAGTAGAAGTAAAAGAATTGTCTTTAATAGACAAAAAGATTGCTAAACTAAAAGACGTTATTAAAAAGCTAGAAGCTAAAAAATGATAAACCCTAACAAGTTTGCAACAACAGCTGCTCAAGAGCAAGGTGATTCATTGTGGCAAGGTGCATCAACAGCACAGAATTTTATTGATAATAGAAATAATATTCAGGATGCTCAAGATAGATCTTTACCTACACCTGTACCTCAAGAAAATGGATCTGGTTTAAATTTTAATGGAGATCCTATAAAAGACAATAAAACAAACTTTAACAATAAAGTTCCAGGTTTAAAAGGTATGATAAATGAACAGTCTGATAAGGTTTCAGATTATATGGAAAATAGAAACAGAGATGTTTTAGCTGATAAAAATATGAAACAATATAAAGAAGCTAAAAATGAAAAAGAAAAAAGAAAAGCTATAATGGATAGCGAAAGAAGAGGAGACGAAGCAATAAACATTTAAAAATATATATATTATGGCAAAAAATCCAAGTCAATTAGGAGCTAATGCAATATGGAATGGCCCATCAAAGCCAACCAATTTAGTTCCAGGAAACGCAAGATACGGATCCAATTGTATGAAAGTGTCTCAAGCACCTTTACCATACAAAGCTGGTCCTATCACAAGCAGAGCACAAGCTAACGATGGTGGATCACTAGGATCTCACATGGCTAGCAAGTATATTAATCCTACTGCAAAGTAAAAACTCACTAAAATGAGTGATAGAATAAGTGAGCATATTTCACTTAAAGAAGGTATTAAATCTAACACAGCTACTAGGTTAAGTATTGACAATACACCTAGAGAAATAGATTTAATTAACATGAAAACTATTGCTGAAAAAGTATTTGAACCTCTACGTAAATGGGTGGGTGGTCCAATCGCTATTAATAGTTTCTATCGCTCACCCAAATTGAATTCTGCTATTGGCGGAAGTACATCTTCACAACATTGTATAGGATGTGCACTTGACCTAGATGATAACTATGGTTATAAGACTAATGCAGAAATGTATGAGTATATAAAAAATAATTTAGATTACGATCAGATGATTTGGGAGTTTGGTGATGACATAAATCCAGCTTGGGTGCATGTCAGTTATATATCAGAAGATGTTAACAGAAGAAGATGCTTACAAGCATATAAAGAAAATGGTAAAACAAAATACAAAATAATATAATGGCTTATACTCAAAACTCTCCACTTTTTTTAAAAAAGAAAAAAATGAAAAACCCTTGCTGGAAAGGTTACGAAGCAATTGGTATGAAAAAGAAAAACGGTAAAACAGTTCCTAACTGTGTACCTAAAAAATCTAAAAAGAAAAAATAATGGCTTTTAATTTACCTAATGGCCCTTTAGATATGAGAAAGACTACCAAAGGTAAGGGTAGAACTTTTAGAAAAACTGAAGAAGGCGCTGGTATGACTAAAAAAGGAGTCAAGCAATATAGAAAAGAAAACCCTGGTAGTAAATTAAAAACTGCTGTAACAGGTAAAGTTAAACCTGGTAGTAAAGCTGCCAAAAGAAGAAAATCATTCTGCGCAAGATCAAAAGGATGGACTGGTGAAAGAGGTAAAGCTGCTAGACGTAGGTGGAAATGTTAAATAAAAAAAAAAAATAAAACATTATGATTAGAAATTATTACACTGACTCTTTTAAAGAAGGAAGAGTTGTAACAGCTAGCGATACGTTGTTGATTGATGGCAAAACTCAAGCTTCAACACCACAAAGTGTGTGGAAAGAATACAATTTATATGTAGGTACTACAGGAAGTGTTGTTACTACAAATGATAACGATGCATCTACAAATGGTACACTTACATTAAGAGCACCTAATACAGATATTAAAATAGGTATGTTTGTAGCTGGCGCAGGAGTTCCTAACGATTGTAAAATTACAAACGTTGTTATTACTTTAGGTACAATGGCTATAACAGTTGATAAAACATTGGGTATTGCTGCTGACATTCTTTTAACATACGGTTTTCCTAATGAAAACAGTGTTAGAGTTAGAACTATAGATGATGATACAGTTACTTTTTATAACCCGCCACAAGGTGAAATTTTACCAGTAAGTGTTGTGCAAGTTTTTGCAACAGGTACTAATAACGTTTCAGGTTTAGTTGCTTTAAGCTAATATTATGGGGGTTAAAAGACTAGAAAGAAGAGCAGAAAGAGTTGCTAACAGACAAGCAAAATTGTTTCGTAAAGAAGATATGGGACAAAAGTTTAATAAATCAAGACTTAATAGATTAAGTGATTTAAGTGATGATCTTCAAGTTAAAATAAAAGAAAAAAAAGGTGCACCCTTTTATAAGACCGGTGGTTTTATGGGTATTAATCCTGATCACAAAGGATATTGCACACCAATGACTAAAGCTACATGTACTCCACGAAGAAAAGCATTAGCTAAAAGGTTAAAACCAGGTGGAGACTTATACAAAGGAAAAAAATAAACAATATAAAAAAACAATATTATGCCAAACAAGAGACTCGATATTAGTAAAAAAGTAGCTTACGATGTAAAGGAAGCTAGCAATTCGTCACTTTCTAAAAGTGCACAAAAACATTATGCAAGAAATGCACAAGCAGGTTTGAACGCTGATAATCCAATGAACATGAAAGGTTCTCATGGACCAAATGCATATGGTACACCTAATCACATGGATGGTAAACCTCATATGAAAGGTCAACCTCACATGGAATCAAACAAACAAGAAAAGTATAACTTAATGCATGACAACCCAGTTGCAAAACATGGATCATTTTTGTCTAAGCATATGAAAGGATAGTCATGGGATTAACAGGACACAAAAACACTGGTGGAGGAATCCCAGGATCAAAATCAAAATCTTTAGGTTTTAATATGAAAGGATCACCGTACTCTATGAATCAACCATTACATGGGAATGCTTTTATTGGCGCTAAAGTTAAAGCTGAACAACAAAATAAAGATAGTTTTAATGTAGATGGTAAAACTTTTCCAGTTAAAAAATCTGACAGTCAAGGACCTGAAATATTAGGTGCTATTGGAGGTTTTTTAGCAAAAAAAGCCTTACCAGCCATAGCTAAAGCAGGAGCTGGTGTAGCTAAAGGATTAGCTAAAGGTGTTGCTGAAGGCGCATTAAAAGGAGGTAAAGGTTTAGTAGAGGTTGGAGCAAAATCTTTTGGATCAGGTTCTGATATGAGTTCTTTAGTAAAAGACGTTCCTGCAGATCCTAAATCTAAAACTGGTATGGGTAAAGCTCTTTCTACAATTGGATCGAGCATATCAGAAGGTGTAAGAGGTCTTGGAGAAGGTATAGCTGGAAAAGCAGGCGGTTCACCAAAAGGTTTTGGAGATAAAGTTAAAAACTATATTGGTAGCTTAGATTTAATTACTAACAGTAATACAGATGGATCGTTAAGAAAAGAAACAGACAAACCTTCTACTGCGGCAGATAGTGATAAAAATATTACCGATCTTACATCTAACGAAGCAAACAGTACAGTTCCTGATAATTCAGGTTCAATACCTAAAACTTCTATAGGAGACGAAAACACGGTTAGAGCATCTATAGATCAAACACCTAAAAAATCTATTGCAGAACAAGCTGGTGTAAAAGATTATTCAAAACTTCCAGGTATGAATATGGAAGGACCTTTAAACAAATTAAAAAATATGTGCCGAAGATAACACATTAACAACAATCATTAACAACAATCATTAACAACAAACAAAAACAATTATTATGGCAAAATTTATTTCGATTAAAACAGATGGCGGAGACGTCTTATTAAATGGTGATGGATGTGCAACTGTTAGCATTGCAAGCTCAACAGTTATTCATTATCATTTTCTTGCTGGTACAACTGGCGACGTAGCTGCAATTACTTACACAGGTGGTGCTGCTCTAGGTGTTTTACTAAGAGACGCTATTAACTATGCGTTAACCGCAAATCCAGGTGGTATTGTGGCTAAAGTTAAAGTTCCATCAGGTTTAGCAGTTTCAGGTATAGTAGTATCTTAATGAAACCAAGAGGCTTAGGTGATAAAATAGAGTCTTTCACTAAGGCTACTGGTATCAAGAGAATTGTTGATAACGTGTCACAGGGTTTAAACATACCCTGTGGCTGTTCTCAACGTAAAGATTATTTAAACAAAATGTTTCCAGGAAAATAATGGCTTATAAACAAAAACCCGCACCATATTCTTACAATGTTATTCCTATTTATAATTCTACTTTAGAAGAAGGAGTATTAGGTAAAGCTGATAGAAGAGGCGGTATACTAGTTAATAAAGAAATTAAAGATCCTGCGCAACTTGAAGAAGTTATATCACATGAAAAAATTCACATTGAGCAAATGCAAAGAGGTGATTTAGATTATGATGAACAAAACGTATACTGGAAAGGTAAAACTTATCCCAGATCTAAAATGAAAGAAGGAGCTAAAAATCTTCCATGGGAGACTGAAGCTTATAAAAACATGTAATTATGGCGTATAAAATGAAAGCATCTATTCCTAGTTTATGCTCGAGTCCTTTACAAATCAATGAACCTAAAAAAAGGGGAAGATTACATATAGAAAACATAGATGGAATAAAAAATAAAAATACAGCAGAACAATCTTCTGATAATTCAAACTTAAGGGTTAATGAAAACTACGACACCAACGATTCTTTTGTTAATACAAAAATAAACGATCCTAAAGGTGTTCTTAATAGAGAAGCAAGAAAACGCGAATATAATAAAGGATACAGATATAAAAGTGAAAAAGATGGATCTATAACTCTTAAAGGTAGAAAAGGTAATTAAATATTATGTCTAAGCCAAAAAAGAAATTTAAAGATACAACAGTAGGTAAACTATTGTTCGGTGCAGCTTCACTAGTTAATCCTGCTTTAGGCAGTGTGCTAAGTGGTGTTAGTTCACCAGCGGAAGCTATTGCTGCTATCGGTAAATCTGACGTAAGTGGTGAAGATAAAATAAAATTACAACAACTTATATTTGAACAACAAAATAAAGAGATGGAAGCCGTCACTTCAAGGTGGCAAGCCGATTCAATATCAGATTCATGGCTTTCGAAAAATGTACGCCCATTAGTTTTAGTATGGTGTATTGTTATATTTTCACTAGCTGGAATATTAGATAGTGTAGAATCAATACCATTTAATATAGGTGCTACATGGAACGATACATTTGAAAAAGTAATGATGGCAGTAGTTTTAGCCTATTTTGGCGGACGAAGTAGCGAAAAGGTTACAAGTATATTTAAAAAGTAAATAAAACCTGTAACTATATTAATACATTAATAACCAATTAAATTAAATTAAAATGAGTGCAGTAAAACAAATGATTACCAAAGACCAATTAGAAAAGATTCAAGGCTTTCAAAAAGAGTTAAATAAACTCTTAAATGAAGTAGGTTTCTTAGAAGCCCAAAAATCCGCAGTATTAGGAAAGTTCCATGAAGAAAACAAAAAGACTGAAGACTTCAAAAAAGAACTAGAAAAAGAATATGGCTCTATCAATATTAATTTAGAAGATGGAACATTCGAACCTATTGAAAAAGAAGAAGATAAGAAATAATGTCTTCAGTAATTAGAAAGATAAGTATTGGTTCTGACTATAAAACTGATGCTATGCACTACTCGATAGGGCAGTCAGTATATGGTGGACATACAATATCACATATACTTTCTGATAAAGAAGATAATTCTTACAATATTTACATTAAAAAGAACAACGAAGTATTGCCATGGAAAAAGTTTAACTCTAACATGGCAATATCAGTTGAGTATGATTTAGAGTATTAATGAAAAGTTTATTTGATTTTATCGTTGAGCCTTATGGCCAGCGATATAATAATAAAGTAAAAGTAGGTGACAAAAGCCTTATAATTAATACACAAGTTGAAACTTTTAAAGCTGTAAATAATGTGGCTAAAGTTATAGAAGTACCTTTGTCATATAAGACGGTTATACAAAAAGGAGATTTAATAATGATCCATCATAATGTTTTTAGAAGATGGTTTAATATTAAAGGAGAAGAAAAAAATAGTAAAGCATATTTTAAAGATAATTTATATTTTGTTCAAAGAGATCAAATATATCTTTATAAAAGAAAGAACAAATGGATAGCTTTTGATGATAGATGCTTTATTAATCCGTTAAAAAATGATGACATTATAGACGCTAATTTAGAGCAACACCTTATTGGTATATTAAAATATGGTAATAGTTCGTTAGAAGCGCTAGAAATAAGCGAGGGAGACCTTGTAGGTTACAAACCATATGGTGAATATGACTTTATTGTAGACGGTAAGCGTCTTTATTGTATGAAATCTAATGATATTGTAATTAAGTATGAACGTCAAGGAAACGAAACAGAATATAATCCTAGCTGGGCACAAAGCAGTTGAGGAATTAATAAAGGTTGCTAAAGAAGCTATTGTTGATTCTGATGATGATATATCAGCTGATAGATTAAAAAATGCAGCAGCAACTAAAAAACTAGCTATATTTGATGCTTTTGAAATACTTAATCGTATTAAAGAAGAAGAAGATATGTTGAATGATAAACCAAAAGAAGAAAAGAAAAAAGAGGTTTTTGGAGGTTTTGCAGAAAAACGATCTAAATAATGTATAAACAAACATTATACAAAGTAATCGATCACATTAAACCACACGTGGTTAAAAGATTAAACAAATCTAAAAAATGGAAATACGGTTACAATAAAGAATACGATGTTATTGTTATTTCAAAAACTGGTCAAATAGGTGAGGTTTATGAAATACAAAATCTTAAAATAGCATTACCAAAAGAAAATAATATTGACAAGGAAAATGACAAGTGGACTACTCATGAATATCCCAAGACATTAAAAAAAATAAAAACAATATTTGACTGGAAACAATATCCAGACGATTTTAAAGATAAATGGTATGCGTACATTGATAGAGAATTTGCTAGACGCCACGAAGGTTATTGGTTTACTAATAAAGGTAAAGCTACCTATATTACTGGTACTCACTACATGTATTTGCAATGGTCAAAAATTGATGTTGGGCAAGCAGACTTTAGGGAAGCAAACAGATTATTCTATATATTCTGGGAAGCTTGCAAAGCAGATACAAGATGCTACGGAATGTGTTATCTTAAGAACAGACGTTCAGGATTCTCTTTTATGGCATCGGGCGAAACTGTTAACATGGCCACAATATCAAGCGATGCTAGATTCGGTGTCTTATCAAAATCGGGTGCTGATGCTAAGAAAATGTTTACCGACAAAATCGTCCCCATCTCCGTTAATTATCCGTTCTTCTTCAAACCGATTCAAGACGGTATGGATAGGCCGAAGACGGAGCTTGCGTACAGGGTCCCAGCCAGTAGATTCACTAGAAAAAAATTAGATACTAACGAACAGTTAGAAGAAATTGAAGGATTAGATACAACTATTGACTGGAAAAATACAGGAGATAATAGTTATGATGGTGAAAAATTAAAACTACTTGTACATGATGAAAGTGGTAAATGGGAAAAACCTGATAACATATTAAACAACTGGAGGGTTACAAAAACCTGTTTACGATTAGGTTCTAGAATTATAGGTAAGTGCATGATGGGATCAACGAGCAACGCTCTTGATAAAGGTGGTAGAAACTATAAAAAAATATATGATGACTCAGACGTTACCAGAAGAAACCGCAATGGGCAGACTAGCTCGGGATTATATAGCTTGTTCATACCTATGGAATGGAACTACGAAGGATACATTGATTCTTATGGGCTACCTGTCTTCGAGACGCCAAAAAAACCAAAAAAAGGTCCAGACGGTTTCCCAATTGAAATCGGTGTTATCGAGCACTGGGAAAATGAAGTAGATGGACTTAAGGACGATCCTGATGCGCTTAATGAGTTGTATAGACAGTTTCCACGTACAGAAAAACATGCATTCAGAGATGAAACAAAACAATCTTTATTTAATCTAACTAAGATTTACGAACAAATTGATTATAATGAAGATTTAAAGCATTCAAACGTAGTTACTCAAGGTAATTTTCAGTGGGAAGGTGGGATTAAAGATACAAGTGTTATGTTTACTCCAAGTAAACAAGGTAGATTTTTTATTACTTGGGTTCCAGAAACACATCAACAAAATAGATATATAGTTAAAAATGGTATTAAATACCCTGCTAACGAACATATAGGCGCATTTGGTTGTGACAGTTATGATATATCAGGAACAGTAGATGGTAGAGGATCAAAAGGTTCTTTACATGGTTTAACTAAGTTTAGCATGGATAACGCTCCTGCTAATTTGTTTTTTTTAGAATATATATCACGACCACCAACTGCAGAAATATTTTTTGAAGATGTTCTTATGGCATTACATTTTTATGGTATGCCACTTCTTGCAGAAAACAATAAACCAAGATTATTGTATTATTTAAAACGTAGAGGATATAGAGCATATTCTATGAACAGACCAGATAAAACAATGTATAAATTATCTGTAGCTGAAAAAGAAATAGGTGGAATACCTAATTCAAGTGAAGATGTTAAACAAGCACATGCTGCTGCTATCGAAGCTTATATTGAAGATTTTGTAGGTTACAATAACGAACAATATGGCACAATGTATTTACAAAAGACATTAGAAGATTGGGCTGCATTTGATATAAACAATAGGACTAAACATGATGCTTCTATTAGTTCTGGTTTAGCAATCATGGCTTGTAATAAAAATAAATATAGACCGGTTGCTGAAATTACAAAAGAAAAAATTAACTTAAATTTTTCTAAATACGACAACAAAGGTATTAATTCAAAAATAATTAATTAGATGATTAAAACAACTAGTAATAGTTCTTTCCCTAGTCAGGTGGTACCTGAGGCGGAAAAGCGAAGTTGGGAATACGGTTTGCAAGTAGCTCAAGCCATTGAAAATGAGTGGTTTAGAGGTGGTAGAATAAACAGTAGCCGATGGATGACTGGTTATCAAAATTTTAATAGACTTAGATTATACGCAAGAGCAGAGCAGCCCATACAAAAATATAAAGACGAATTATCTATTAATGGTGATTTGTCTTATTTAAATTTAGACTGGAAACCAGTACCTATTATACCTAAATTTGTAGACATAGTAGTTAATGGTATATCATCAAAAGAATATGAAATAAAAGCTTTTGCTCAAGATCCATATTCACAAAAACAAAGAACATCATATGCTAATACTATAATGAGAGATACAATGGCAAAACCATTGCTTGATAGTATTAAACAAAACATAGGAGTTAACCTGTATCATTCATTAGATCCAGATAATCTTCCTAAAAATAAAGAAGAACTAGAAGTTCATATGCAGTTAAGCTATAAACAATCTGTAGAAATAGCTGAAGAAGAAGTTATAAATAGTATACTAGACTTTAATAAATATGATTTAATAAATAAAAGATTAGTAGAAGATATAGTTACAATAGGTATTGGAGCATGTAAAACTAGTTTTAATAAATCTGAAGGAGTGGTTATAGATTATGTTAATCCAGCTAATTTGGTTTATTCATATACTAATGATCCTAACTTCCAAGATTTATATTATGTAGGTGAAGTAAAATCTATTACATTACCTGAACTTAAAAAACAATTTCCTGATTTAACTGACGAACAATTATCTCGTATAGCTAAATATCCAGGAAGACAAGGTTACTTAAGAGGTCCTAACTCTGACAACGACGAAATACAGGTTTTATACTTTGAATATAAAACATATGTAGATCAAGTGTTTAAAGTAAAGTATACAGAGCAAGGATTAGAAAAAGTATTAGAAAAACCAGATACATTTAATCCACCACCTAATGATAATTTTGATAGAGTTTCAAGAAGTATTGAAGTTTTATTTACAGGTGCAAAAGTAATGGGATTAGAATTAATGCTAGACTGGAAGCTGTCAGAAAACATGACAAGACCAGAAAGTGATTTAACTAAAGTAAATATGAACTACAATATCGTAGCACCTCATATGTACCAAGGTCGTATAGATTCACTTGTAGGTCGTATAACTGGCTTTGCTGATATGATACAGCTTACATCACTTAAACTACAACAGGTGATTGCTAGGATGGTACCAGACGGTGTGTTTGTAGATGTAGATGGTTTAGCAGAGGTTGATTTAGGTAATGGTACTAATTATAATCCACAGGAAGCTTTAAATATGTATTTCCAAACTGGTAGTATAGTTGGTAGATCGCTAACACAAGATGGTGATCCAAACAGAGGTAAAGTTCCAATACAAGAATTACAAACTTCTAGTGCTAACGGTAAAATCCAATCGTTAATTAATACTTATCAATATTATTTACAAATGATAAGAGATGTAACCGGTTTAAATGAAGCTAGAGATGGTAGTTTACCAGAAAGAGATTCATTAGTAGGTTTACAAAAAATGGCTGCTAACGCTTCAAACACAGCAACTAAACATATATTA